CCCTTGAGTTGTACCGTGATCCGTTCTCGGTGCGTGACACGATGGGCGAGTTTCTGCCTGAGTTGATCGCCGCGTATGGGAACACTGAGGCTCTGTTGGCAGCGGATTTTTACGACTCGTTGCGTGATGTTCCGCCGTCTGCGGCACGGTTTCAGGCTGTGATGGCGGACCCGCCTAGTGACCCTGAGCAGTTTCATGGGACGGCGTCGTGGGCGATTGCCCCGTTGTTGGGTGATGAGCCTGACGCGGGCGGCGCTTTGTCGAGGCTGACGGGTGCGGTGTCCCGGTTGGTGATGCAACCGAACCGGGACACGGTTATCCGGTCTGTGGCTGAGGATCGGCACGCGGCTGGCTGGCAGCGGAACACAAGGGCGGGTAGTTGCCGGTTCTGTCGGATGCTGGCGGGGCGTGAGGGCGCGGTTTACAAGCGTGAGAGTGCGCTTGTGGCCGCTCATGACCGGTGTAAGTGTGTGGCGGTCCCGTCGTGGGATGAGAACGCGCCCGAAGTGCCGGTGTACGCCTACGTTGCGTCCCAGACAACAGCCAAAATGTCGCCGGCGCAACGCGAGGTCCACAGGGCCCGCGTCCGAGACTACCTAGACGCCAACATCCCGAAATAAAAGACTTCCACGGCTCTCCCGTGAAGCGGTACGCGCCCGTCTGCGCGGTTCATATAACGCCCGTACGGGGCCTAAACGGAAAGGGGTGTTTCGGCGTGTCCGAAAACACTGAAGTTACCGCTAATGCGGGAGAACCGACCGAGCAGCAGGCTACCGAGTTTGAGGCGATCACATCTCAGGATGAGTTCGACCGTCGGCTCGCGGCGCGGCTGGATCGGGAGCGCAAGAAGTTCGCTGATTACGACGAGCTGCGGGCTAAGGCCTCCAAGCTCGCCGAGATCGAGGAAGCGAACAAGACCGAAGCTGAGAAAGCCCAGGCACGAGCCGAAGCCGCTGAGAAGCGCGCCATCGAGCTTGAAGCCAAGGCCCTCCGCGCTGAGGTTGCCGCCGCTAAGGGTGTCCCTGTGAATCTGCTGACGGGCAGCACGCAGGAAGAACTCGAAGCCGCTGCTGATGCGCTTATCGCTTTCAAGGGCGAGCAGAAAACTGCTGGTCCCAAGTCGGATGCTTTGGGACGCGTGAACTTCGGTTCAGATCCCGGCGCCGATGCACGTTCCATTCTTGGCTTCTAAGCCTTACCTGAAAGGAGTAGCCCGATATGGCTACTAAGACTTTTGCCACCCTCGCTGGTGGCGCTGGCGGTACTAACCTACTTCCCCGCGAGGTGTCTACGGACATCTGGAAGACCGCGACGGCAAACTCCATCATCCCTACCCTGTCGTCTTCTACGCCGATGATCCTTGGCGAGAACGTTTTCCCGACTGTGACGAAGCGGCCTGCTGCGTCCATCGTTGGTGAAGGCGGGAACAAGCCGGACAGCGACCTGGAGGTTGGCTCCAAGGTTGTCAAGCCGATCAAGGCTGTTGTGGGCCTTGAGTTCACGATGGAGTCCATTCTTCAGAACCCCGCTGGCGTTCTGGGCCTGCTTCAAACTGAGCTTGGCGGCGCTATCTCCCGTCAGATCGACCTCGCTGTTCTGCATGGCCGTCAGGCCTCTAACGGCGCTGCTCTGACTGGTGGACACGAGTTCATCAACCAGACCACCAACAGGGTCGAACTGACAGGCGGCGCGAACGCTGACGCTGAACTGTGGACCGGCTACGGCCTCGTTGTGAACGGCGCCAACGGCAACGACTTCTCCGGCTTCGCACTGGATCCGCGTTTCGTCTACTCCCTGGCTACCGCCCGCGGAACCGATGGCAAGCGGATCAACCCTGAAATTCAGATGGGCTCTGCTGTCACCACCTACGCCGGCCAGCCTGTCGCGGTCTCCAAGACCGTTTCCGGTCAGGTTGACGCCTCGACCGACACGAAGGTCCGCGGCTTCGGCGGCGACTGGGACGCCCTGAAGTTCGGCTACGCCCTCGACATCTTCACCAAGAAGATCGAATACGGCGACCCGTTTGGCAATGGTGACCTCCAGCGCCGCAACTCTGTTGCCTACCTGACTGAGGTCATCTTCGGCTGGGCCATCATGGACCAGACCGCTTTCGTCGCCTACGAAGATGTCGTCTAAGTAGGATGCGTCTTCGTGATGTTGCCACGGGCGTCATCGTCAATGTAGATGACGCCCGTGGGGCTGAGATGGTGGGTTCACATTGGGAGCTGGCAGACCAGCCCGAACCCGCCAAAGAAACCCCGGCAGAAACGCCGCGCAAACGTCAGACCCGCACCAAGTCAACGGTAGAATAGGAGAAACCCCCGCGATAGCGGCTAACTATCCGGGGGCGCGGTAACCACTTTCGAGGAGTGACTACATGCCCGATTCTATCATTTGCGGAGTGAGCGTCTGCGACCGACCCGCTACTAAGCGCGGCTGGTGCGAGGGACATTACACGCGGTGGCGCAAGACCGGCGATTCGGGAAGCACTGCGCTCCGACCTCAACGCGACCACCACTACGAACGCGGCAACTGTTCCGTTCCTGGGTGCGGTCTTGTCGAGCATTGCAAAGGCTACTGCCGTAGCCATTATGTGAGGCTTCGCAAGACTGGATCCGCTGGGGAATCCCCACTAGGACAGCAATTCAAGTCCACCGACTACCCGGATGGCACTCGCGTCTGCAATACCTGCGGCGAACGCAAACCACTTCCCAAGTTCTATGCAGCCAAAAACTGTGAACTCGGGCGACGGGCAACATGCATCAAGTGCTGCCAGTCTCGTGGGCTTGCGCGTCGTAGCGAGGTACCGGAAATCTACGCCGCTACTAGTGCGCGGCGTAGGGCTCGGAAGTCTGCGGCTGTAGTGGACACTGACCTTTCCCATGCGGCGCTGCGCTTACGTGATGGCGATCTTTGCTATTACTGCGGCGTGGTGATGTCTTTCGCTGCCGGGCAGCTCGGCGTATGGGTGCCCACTAAGGCGTCCATTGAGCATCTTCTACCCCTTAGCCGTGGTGGTTCTCATTCTTTCGAGAACACGGTTTTGGCGTGCCTGCAATGCAACGTGCGCAAGCACAATAAGACCCCCGAAGAATGGCAGGCCAGCGCCTGCTAGTTAGGCAGGAACAATGGCTTGGACTTCCCCGCAGGACGTTAGGGATCGTTGGTTGTTGGGCGAGGTTCCGGTTCCGGATTCTCAGATTGCCGTTTTGATTGGTGATGCTGAGGACACGGTCGGTTCTGAGTTCGCGGATATTCAGGCGCGCATCGACGCCATGACGCTCCCATTGGTCCGGGTGCAGAAGGTTGTTGCCCGGATGGTTATCCGGCATATCCGCAACCCGGAGGGTATCCGGCAGATCAACGAGACTACGGGACCGTTTACTGGTTCGCGTACTTATGGCGGGTCTGAGCCTGGCGCGATGTATCTGACTGATGAGGACCGGGCCGAGTTGGCCGGCACTAAGACGGGTCAGCGCGCTTTCACTATCGACACGGTCCCTAGCACTTCGCCGTTCAGCCCTTACTATGTGCCGCCGATTGGTGGCTGGTGATGGCTGTTGCGTTTGGCTTCCCGGTTCATTTGTTCGCACGGCATCCGTTTGGTGTTGAGGTTGAAGTCCTCATGCACAGTGCGGGTGCTGTGGTGGATGGGTATGAGGAACCGGATACGTGGTATACGGGGTTTTTCGCTCGGGGTTGCGTGGTCGCGCCTGGTGCGGTGACGGAGGTTTTCGAGCCGAACCGTGACGGCGTGGGGGTGGACTTCACTGTCTACTTCCCGCCGGGTGTGACTGTGGGGCCTCGTGACCGTGTCCGGCTGCCGGGCCATGACGAACCGTTCGAGGTGAAGGGCGCCCCGCAGGACTGGGGACGTAACCCGTTCAGTGGTTCCTCAGCCGGTGTTGTGGTGCAGGTCGGGAGGTTCGATGGCTGACCTGAAGCTAAACCGGAGCATCGTCCGGGCACTGCTCAAGGATCCAGGGCTGGAACGGCATCTCTTGGCTGAGGCTCAACTGATCGCCGCCCGCGCTGGTGACGGTTACACGGCATCATCCCGTATCGGTAAGAACCGCGCCCGAGCTTCGGTTATCACTGACTCGTTCCAGGCTATGCGTGATGAGGCTAAGTTCGGGACGTTGAGTAAGGCGGCTGGTGGTGGCTGAGTTGTTGGAGTTCCCTAACGCTGCGGTGTGGCTGATTCGCTACCTTGACCAGCATCTTGACGTCCCGGTTGTTGGCGAGGTGCCTACGACGCGGCCAACATCGTTTGTGGTGGTGGAGAACGCGGGTGGCACCTCGGACACGATCGTGACTGACTGGGCGCAACTGCTCGTTGGTTCGTGGGATGTGTCAAATCCGAAAGCGGAACGCCTCGCGTCGAAGGTCCGGGCGCTGATCCGTGCCGCTGCCGGCGTGACCGTGCAAGGCGAGTATTGCAAAGCCGCCGACGTATCTAACCGCCCCGTGTATATCCCTGACCCTGACGCGAAAGTGCCGCGCTACCGGGAAACCGTGACGCTCAGCTTCCGCGGCTACGTGACCACCTAGGAGTATTCGTGAGAATCACTTTCGCTAATAACTACACGACGCCAGGGGGCCGCACTTACAAGGGCGGCTCTACTGCTGAGGTGAACGACGCCGATGCTCGTTCGCTGATTGTCCGGGGCAAAGCACGCCCCGCTGAAGTAACCAAGTCGGCCTCCGCCGATTCAACAGAAACGAACAGAGAGGCCGGATAACCAATGGCTAAGAATTACGACAATGTACGAGTGTATGGTGACCTCGAATCTGAGGTTTTCTTCGCCCCGCTCGGATCCACCCTTCCCACGGTCGTCACGACCGACCCGTCAGCGCCGTTTGCGGCTGTCGGGTGGCTCGGTGAGGACGGCGTGCCCCTGTCCGTCTCGACTGATGTTGAGAAGTTCAAGGGCTGGCAGGGTGGTTCGACCCTGCGGACTAAGGTCACCGGAACTGAGAAATCCTTCACCATCCAGTGCCTCGAAGAGACCCCCGGCGTCACCGAGCTGTACTTCGGTCACGGCGACCCTGTTGTTACGGGTGTCGGCGCTGACGCTGTTGCGCGGGTTGACCTGCCGGAAGGTATCGGGACTGTTGCCCGCGCCGCCGTGGTCAAGTTCGTTGACGGTGGCGTGACGAAGTTCCTTTGCTGCGAGCGTGTTGAGGTTACGGACCGGGCTGAGGTGTCGCACGCTAACGCCGACATGACGGTTTACGGCCTGACCCTCGACATCATCGGTGACAGCTACCTCCTGACCAACGCGCCGGCTTACACCGCCGCGTAACTAGGCCGGTGGGCGGGGTTTTCCGTGGTGGTTTCCCCCGCCCACCTCACCAAACTTTGAAGCTGCCACGACATTCTTGAGGAGAAACCACCAATGGCTAATGTTCCTGCTACTGCTAAGAAGCCGACCGACCGTCAGTCTGCTAAGTCTGAGGTTGTGAAGGCGAAGTCCTCGTTTGATTGGCGGGGCACCGACTACGTTGTTGACCCTGACCTCATCGACGACCTTGAGTTCTTCGAGGCGCTGGAAAACAACCAGTTCGCCACAGCCGTCCGCATGATGCTCGGCGACCAGTATCAGCAGTTCAAGGATCAGGTCAAGGAAGCTGAGGGTCGCGTGTCGTTGGCTACGACTCAGGCTTTCCTTGAGGAATACATGGGTCAGGCGCAGCGGGGAAAATAACGGCTCTGCTGTGGTTGCTTGAGAATCACGGCGAGGCGCTGGAAGCCGATCTGCAGCGCTATTACAACGTCGACCTGGCGGACATGTATCGGGGCGTTGTTAGCGTCCGTAAGGTGTCCGTGCTGGCCACTAACCTGCCCCGCGCTAGTGCTGTCGGGATCCGTTTGGGCGGTGCCGCGGCGATCAGTGAAGAGACCGAAGCGTCCTGGCTGGTTGAGACTGCGCTGTACAAGATCGCGCACGCCAAAGCCGGCGGCAAGGGTAAGGCCCCTGAGATGCGGGAGTACCCGCTCGGGGTTGCTGAGTTGGCGGCTAAGGAAACCTTTACGGAATCCAGGGCTGAGGCGTTCCGGCGCAAACATCTGAATAAGTAGTACACTTGAAAAGTTAAAGTGCCCCGCGAATCCTGGCAGATTCCGGGGCTGTGACCGACTAGTTAGGAGTCGATATGACTAATGGTACATGCTCCATCGACGGATGCGAGCGGAAGCTCACTGCTCGCGGGTGGTGCGCAACCCATTACATGCGGTGGCGGAAATACGGAGACGTTAACGCGAACTTCGGGCCGAAACGCTCAGCCAAAGGCACCTGCATTGTCAGTGACTGTGACAGGGAAGATGCCGGCGTGCATGGCTATTGCAGTAAGCACGCTCAGGCATGGCGGAAGCACGGTGATCCTCTAATAAATAAGCGTGACACCGGGCGGAAAATCTGCATAATCGACGGATGTGAGAAGTTCGTTGACGGCAACGGACTCTGCCCGATGCACTGGCGGCGGAATAAAGTCACTGGCAGCCCTTACATTGTGAGGCCGCACCCGGCATGGGACAAAAGCCCTCATTGGCAGGGGGATGACGTCACCTATGACGCGGTGCATTGGCGGCTCCGCAGGAGTCGGGGTAGTGCATCTAAGCGGAACTGCTTAGATTGTGGGCAGCAAGCGCAGCACTGGTCGTATGACGGACTGGATCCCAATCAGTTATTCCAAGGCCCGCTAGCCTACAGCCTAAACCCTGAACGCTACTCGCCCCGCTGCGTGCCATGCCATATAGCTTACGACTCAGCCAAATAACTTAGAACCAGAAAAGCCACTCTTTTGCGGGGTGGCTTTTCTTATGCCCGGAGGTGGTCCCAATCGCGTCGGAAATCGCTGCGTACTTCGTGTCAATTGTCCCGAGCGCGAAGGGGCTAACGTCCAAAATCGCTAAGGAATTCTCCGCCGTTGATACGGAGGCGGATAAGGCTGGCGATCGTTCCGGCAAGCGGTTCACTAGTTCGTTCAAAGCCGGGATGGCCGGTATCGGTGGAGTTTTCGCCGCAGCTGGAATCGGCTCTTTCGTGTCTGACAGCGTTAATGGTGCGGGCCGCTTGGAGCAGAGTCTGGGAGCCATAGACAGTGTGTTCCGCGGTTCCGCCGGTCAGATGAAGGATTGGTCTAAGGACGCGGCCAAGAATGTTGGGTTGACTCAGGATGAGTTCAACACCTTGGGTACGTTGATCGGTTCGCAGTTGAAAAACGGCGGCACGGCGATGGATAAGCTTGCGCCGAAGACTAACGAGCTGGTCACGATGGGCGCTGACCTGTCTTCGATGTTTGGTGGGTCTACGAAAGAGGCTGTGGAGGCGCTGTCTAGCGCTTTGAAGGGCGAGCGTGACCCGATTGAGAAGTATGGCGTCAGCCTGAATCAGTCGAAGATTGATGCTGAGGCTGCGGCGCTTGGTTATGAGAAGGTTGGCGGGGCACTGTCGGCTGAGGCTACCCAGGCCGCTACCTTGTCGCTGATTACGAAGCAGACCGCGGACGCTCACGGGAAC